CTTCATAATGGGCTCCAATTTTCTATTTCCCATGCCGCGACCGAGAAGACCCGACGCAGCCATAATTTCTACTAAAGACGCCTTTTCCAACTTATCGTGTAAACTGGTATAGATTTTCTCGGTTAACTTTTCTTTGAAACCCTCGGCCTTCTTAAAATCGGGCTTTTGCATATGGACAATTTTCGGAATTGTATCAAAACCAGCCGCAATAAGACGTTTTACATTTCCCGTAGAGAGACCGTCAACCTCTAACCCCACAAAGAAGGCGGTGATTGTCTTCTCGCGCACGGTCGGGTCGTCAGCCACGTTCTCCAAAATAATATCAACTCCAGATTCCGTCCAACGATAATTCATATCGGGCATTTTGGGATTTTCTGCCGGAACAATAACGGATTTAATAAAGGGAATCACATCGCCGCTTCTTACGATTTCAATCATGGCCCCAAATCCGATTTTATTCTCTTTGATAAATTTCGCATTGAATCCAGTGGCATATTCAATGGTGACACCTCCGAGTTTTAGTGGTTCGATACGCACGCGTGGTTTCAAATACCCATCCTTACTGGGAGACCAGATAACATCCAATACTTTCACTTCTGCCACCTGGTCAGAAATAACCATTTTGAAAGCGAAAGCATGTTGCGGGTTACCAGAAGTTCTAGGATATGTTAAATCATTTGTGACAATAACGCCGTCGATTTCATATTCATAATCTTTGCGCCAGTCAAGAAGCGTTGCACTAAGATATTCGTTTGTGAGTTTATCCACAGTTTGATTACGAACCGTTTCGTGTTTGAGAGAAGCCAGCGCTCTCATTTGATCGCTTGGTTTCAAAATCGGTTTAATGAGTTCGTAAGTAACGAAATGGAGATCACGCGTTTTTTCATCAATCGTTTTTGAATTCACAATACCAGCCACCAGATTACGAGGATTCGCGAATTTTTCTTTATATTTTTCCTCGAATACTTTCTTGGGAATAATAAATTCGCCGCGCGCTACATATCCCTTATGCTTAGGTAAATTGAGAACTTTAATCAAATGAGATACGTCTTGTCCGATAAGTCCGTTTCCGCGTGTATATAACTTCGGAACATCGCCTTCGGTCGTATATAGTCCACTTACGCCGTCTAATTTACAGGATAGCACATAAGGTCCCAAAAATTTCGATGTCCACGAGACGAGAGCTCCTGTGTCTGGTTTGATTTTATCCATAGAAGCCATTTCATAAGGAAGAGTAACCTTGTCCTTTTTCACCGGCGCTCCCACTTCATTCAGGACATCGCTCTTCGGAAATTTCCTCTCCAATAATTCTTTTACAATATCGTATTCATTATCTGTCATGATAGGTTTTTCGTTATAATAAGCCGCATTCGCCTTTACTATCAAATCTTCTAGGTCTTTTTGTGATAGTTTTTCGAGTTCAGAGAAACCATTCTTTTCAATAACCTTGACTTCTTGGACGGCGGGTATATTTTTAATAACCGCCTTGATTTTCCTGGTTTTATTTGCAACAGGAAGAGGCCCTGTCTGCTCGTCTCCTTTAATCATGACTGAACGCCCGTCGATACGCTCATTTGGCGCTTTATATACCATCTTTAAGAAATCGAAAATATCGTTTTCACTCTTGAACCCGTGCGTCAATTTCTCTTCTTTTTTCTTATCTACCATTTTACTAAGCCCGTGCTCGTTTAATGAATAGCCCATTTTGAGAGCATGTCCGCGCATAACCGTATTAAACGCCTTACTTCCCGTGAAATAGAGCACGGCGAACGGGAATTCATCTGGACTCGCATAAAGGAAATCCACGCGCCTTGCCGTAGTGGCGCGAGGTAGTTTTGCAATCACCAAACATTTCGACTTGCCTTGCGAAAGTACCTCTAGAATGATTTTTTCGGCGATAAGGGCATCGACAAATTTTTTAAATACACTTTCGCTGGGCGAAGTTAGAATGACGTCAATATCTCCCGAATTTATTCCACCACGACGGTAAGAACCCACAATTTCATAATGAGATCCGGTCTCTTTTACTTTATTGAACGCGCCCTCGAAAATATTCGCGTAACAATCGATTTCGCTTCTCGGAATACGTTCTAAAATATCTTCGTAGTACTTTAACCCCACCTTCTGCACATCATTTAATAGCTCGTTTTGCTTTTCGCGAAGCTGTGCAATGGATGTAATACCTTTGGCGACCAATTCCTTTGCCTTTTTGGGACCCACTCCGTATACGTCAGATAAAATATTTTCCGGGTTCGCCTTTTCGCGTTCTAGAAGACGGAGTGTGCCTGTTTCCTTATATTCCTTTAACTTAGACATAATTGTTTCTCCGATGCCTGGTTTTCCTTTGAGTTGTTCTATATCGGTGATGTCTTCATTAAAAGACATTATGGTCTCTTCTGCCTTTTTATAAGCACGCGCCTTGAACGGTTCGCCTTGTTTTGCCATAATGACCTGGAGTTTATCCATGAGACCGGCGAGGTCTTCGTTTAATCGATTCGACATTGATAGTTGGATAACTTCTTTTGTTTTTAATTCCTTTTTATCAATTTTTCTTGGCACTGGCGTAGTACATTCGCCCGTTTTCGGATTCTTTCTCGTTCCTTTTGGGCACCTACTCCTTTTTATTTTTTTAGTTTGTATTGTATCCATATATACATTACAAATATTTTAGAACTCAGGCGCCCCCGTAAAAATCTGAGTATTGTTTGCGTTTAATACTTTGGTTTCCGTAACCACGTTAAAAAAATCGCGAATGTATTCTTCGCAATTAAAATAAATTAACGAAGCGACAACAGAACAAACAAAAACGATGATGGCGTCGCGCACAAGAACCTTTAAAGGTTTCTCTTCTTTTTCTAAATACTTCGATTCAAAAAATTTGAACGCCGTAAAGAAAAAAGTAACTAAAAAAGAGATGATGAAAATGTTCTCCATTATACTAAATAAAAACGTAAAATTAATCTAGTTCGAACGCAAATAACTTAGGGAAGCTCCTCCACACCATCTAACATAAAATCGTTGGTAAAGACGTCTACTTTATCATTATCGAGAACGTCGAATCCACTTAGATCAATCGTATCAGAAGAAATTTTAATCTTTTCCTCGTCATCGTCTTCTTTCTCGTCCAAACGACGTTGAATAGCGCGCGCTGTACTTATTTCTTCGAGACGTTCAACGTTTTTAGGGGCGCTTACGGATTTCACCGTATTATCTTCATCCATTACAGAATCCATCTCGTTAAATGTAAGTCGAGTAACCACTTGTTCTTCGTCTATGTTTTTAACCGCAGGAACCACATCGGGAATAACATCTTCATCAGTTAGAGGTTTGGTCGATTCTACTTCCGCCGCGGTATCCACTTTTTCGGCTTCTTCGGGAACCGGTTCAATGAATACCTCTTCCTCCTGTTCCATGCTTTCTTCCATATAAGCGCGAATAATGGATTCTGTCGGAATACTATCACGAACGGCTATCAAAATACATTCTTGGATGATAACCTCAAGTTCTCGATTGTTTTTCTGCATCTGTAAGGGATTGATATTCTTCTCAAACAAGAAGACATTCGAGTATACCTTTCTGGCGACGTGAATATATACTTTATGAATAAAGGAGTCCAATTTGGGAACAGTAATATCTATCTTTTTCTGTTTATTACCGACGCGAATACACGTGAGCGCTTTCAATTGAATAATATGAACACAAGTAATCAAATCTTCTAAATAGTTACAACCGCTTCGTTCAATAATACGTTTACGTTCTTCTTCAACAATAACATTATTCCATTTTGGGACACGCGAAAGAAGGTTCTGAAATGTCATTAAATATTTGTTGGCCTCATTGTTATCCACGCATAATTTCCAAGCTTCGTTAAAAATAGACCGGATACCCTCATTGACTAAAGGAGTAAAAATACTAACCAAACGACTACACCATTCGTTTCGTGACTCATTCAAGTTCGATATCACAAAATCGTCCATTATTTATTATTTACATATTTTGTTTTCTTTTTTTCGACGCATAGTATAAACAATGAATAAATATACTAGTTTGATTTTTATAGTATTTTTACTACTATTTGTCCTATTTGTATCTTATGTGCTAAGCATTGAAACCATGGATAATAAACGTATAGATATAGGAATAGTGATTTCAAGATACAATGAGAATTTAGAATGGTTAAAAGAAGATCCTTTCAATAAATACCCGGTTATTTGTTATAATAAGGGACCGAACAATGATTTTTATAAACCGTCGAACATGAAGGTCGTAAACGTGGAAAATGTAGGTCGTTGCGATCATACTTATATTTATCATATTGTGAAAAATTACGATAATTTGGCAAAACATACCATGTTTTTACCTGGTTCTTGTAATATGCCGAACAAAAATTATAAGGCGCGAAAATGGATAGAAGAAATAGAGAAAACGGATCGTGGTGTATTTATTGGTATTGAGGCAAAAGAAGGGATACAAAACGCATGGTACGATTTTCAACTCGATGAGTGGGCGGCATCCGACGAAAAAAATCGGTCTTTGAATCCAGAAAATCAACTTCAAAAACATAACATACGTCCTTTCGGGAAATGGTATGAAAAACACTTTGGAAATATAATGACAGAATATTATACTCTTGGTGGCGTGATGGGAATTGAAAAATCTAGTATTATTCAACACCCGAAATCCTACTATGAAAAAATGTTAAGTGAACTGGATAAACATTCGAATCCCGAAGTAGGTCATTATTATGAGCGCGCTTGGGCCGCGATCTTTTATCCTATGAAAAACACTGATTTCATCAATGAATTAGAGTAGAATTATGCATAATATAATCAAATAGACAAAGCATCAATAGTTTCTCCGAGCGATATTCAAATTTTATTTCATCAAAATGTAACAACGTTTTTGCTTTTGTTTCCGCGGCGAGTTCTTCCGTGGATTCGAGCCATTGTAAAATATCAATACAGGAAATACCATTTTCATAAAATTCCGTCGCCAATTCTGTAGCAGAATAGTGAATGTCTTCATCACACTCTATGAATTCTTTCATCTTTTCGTTAATATAGGAATCATTTTGTTTATCTTGCCCTAGAAACGAGAACTGACTACGAATAGCAAGTTGGTGTAAATTTACTATTTTTCCGTTTTCGATATGTTCGGGCACATAGATTTCGCAAAAACGCGATAAAATAGGATTCAATAACTTGTTTTTGTTCTCGACAATAATAAAAAAACGGGTATTAGAACTAAAGAGTTCAATGCATCTACGTAATGCGCTTTGCGCGTCAATCGTCAAATTATCAGCATTTAATAATACGATGGTTTTAAATAAAACACCCGTATTCGATTGAACATTACTTTTAGCAAAAAATTTCAGTTCTTCGCGAATAAACTTGATACCTTTTCCGTGCGCGCAATTCACGTGCATAATATTGGATTTCATTTTTTTATGGTCACCTTGATATATTTTGCTTAAAAAATGATGAACAATGGTGCGTTTACCAGACCCCGAAGCCCCGTGAAAGAGCAAATGCGGTATTTTGTTTGTCTCATAGAAATAATCTAATTTTTGGTATATATTTTTGTGTATATTGATGGACATGTATAGTTTAGACCATTTAATTTTTATATTGTAACAAACAAAATAAGTTTATTTGCATAAATAAAAATATGTTTTAAACATATAGAATGAGCAGCATCTCCAACGGAAAGTACAGCGCCTTCACTGCCGACGTGAAAACGTTAATTGACAAAGCTTCCCATATTAATGTCACTATTTCTTCTGATAATGCCGGTGCCAATCTCGTCAACGACAGCAACGGCAATGCGATTTCGAAGAAATTAATCGTATCTATGAATTACACGTACCCTCACACCGACGCCAATGGCGCGGAGGTTTTAGGAAATTACAAAATTTCCTTTAGCGATGGTTCTAGTTTATCACTTCACGACAACGATACTGGTTATTGGTATATTTTAGAGGGTGTTGATCCCTATGTTTACAAACAGCTTGTGTAAGTACAACTGTTTTTTGTTTTGATTATATAGATTTTTATGTGTTGAATCTATATAACATGCCTCCGCAAAAAGACCTCAATACATTCGGTGCTATTATGTTCTTCTATATCCTTCTTTCTTACGTAATTTTCCCGTTGGGTTTCTATTATGTTCTCGATAATACCCTTACTAGCGCGGGCCACGGATTTGTGGTAGGTAGTTTGATTTCCGTGCTCCTTTGGTTATTTTACGGATCAAAGATGGTAAAATAAAAAATTTTATTTCATATTTGCAAATAAAATTTTTACGATGAAATCTCTTGCGTGACGCGCTGCCGACAAACGGGACATTCATAACGACCGCGCTTTAATTGAGTATTACAATCGACACAAGTACAACGATGCGCGCAGGGAAGAAACACGATCGCACTAGCTGCAGATAAACAAATAACACATTCTCCGGCATCAAATATTCTTATGTCTGTAAGATTTACAGGCGCAGGAGGATTTAATATGTTTTCT